TCCGATTATTCAGTTTGCGGATAATTCGAACTTCTTGATCTGGGGGCAGAAGACGCTTCAACGTCGTCCGACCGCTTTGGATCGCGTGAACGTTCGACGCATGATGTTTTATATTGAGAAACAATTACGGGCAAAGTGTCGTGTTCTTCTCTTTGATCCGCATGATGCTCAGTTCGTAGCTACATTTATACAGATTACTCAACAAGTGTTGGCTGTAGTAAAACTAGGTCGTGGGTTAACGGATTATATGATTCAAGCGGATAGTGAATTGAATACTCCCGATGTTATTGATCGTAATGAATTCAGAGCAAGGATCGGAGTTCAGCCTACGAAGGCTGTTGAGTTCATTTTCCTTGAATTTAGCATTCACCGGACTGGGGATTTTACCAGCACTAACTAATTACACTAATAGGAGAAAAATTAATATGGCTACTATAGCTAATATGGGGATTGGGGCACTTGGGAAAAGCGATCTTGTTTTTAAGAGAAAGTTTCGTTGGACGCTTGCAATTACTGATATTGGTACTGGCAAAGCGTCGATACCTACAGGTTTCCTTAAGACGGCAGCACGTCCTAATCTTGATATTGAAGAAACCGAGATTAACTACATGAATGCTAAGATGTGGATTCCTGGCAAGGCAGCTTGGCAGACAATGGAAGTTGTTTACCTAGATGTTGCCACGGTCTCTTTGCAGGCTATGTGGCAGTGGATCGTTAATGTCTATGACATGATGAGAGATAGTGATCAAGATATCAGCTTAGCCAGTCGCAGAATGGGTAGTAGTGCTGGAGATTACTCTGGAACTGCTAATCTCGTAATGTATGATGGTTGCGGTGAACCAATAGAATCATGGACAATGAAAAGTGCGTGGCCTAAGTCTATTGACTTTGGTGAGTTAGATTATTCTAGTTCGGATGTATGTGAAGTTAAGATGACCTTGCGTTATGCTGACGTTGTCTATGTTAATCATTGTCCTGGGATGCAATTTGCAGGACAATGCACACCATGTAATGGCAGATTTACCGGGGTATAAAGGCATAATTTATGGCCAATATGGGTATTGGAAGATTAGGAGCCGCCGGTACTTGTTTTAAATATAAGAATCGGTGGTTCCTTTCTATTCCTGAGATCACTGAGATCACTGCGACGGGAGGCGTGAATGCTTTGCCTCCGTCCGCAAGTGCTCGTCCTACATTGACTTTCAAAGAACAGTCTGTAGAGCATACAAGTGAGACTATTTGGTACCCAGTTAAACCAGAATTCAAACCGATCAGTCTAAAACTCTATGATCTCGTAACCAACGAGAATGCGGTATTTCAGTGGATTAAACAAATTTATGATCCACAATTAGGACAATGGCGGCTTGGTCAATCAGATGCTTTTAGACCCAAAGGCACATCGGGTATGAAACGCAATGCTAACTTGACGCTTTATGATGGGTGTGGTGAGCCAATAGAGAGTTGGATGTATGAAAATGCTTATCCAAGTGAGATTGTTTTTGGAGAGTTAGATATGGCTGATGGGGCTTTTCTTACAATAGACCTAACTCTACGTTATGATAGAGCTTATGTCGTAGAAATGGCTACACCAGTAGGCGGTCTAATAGGCCCATCTTTAAGAGGCGGTCTAATAGGCCCATCTTTAAGAGGCGGTCTAATAGGCCCATCTTTAAGAGGTCTTCAGTAGATACTTTTAGACATGCCTATGTTGATTCACGTAAAGTTATCGCAAGTGTCTTAAATGTCGTACTCATCTTTGAGTATCTGACGACAAGCCATTAAAGCGTCTTCCAATTGCTTAGTCTTCCAGCCTGAAGCACGACAGGCACCACTCTTATTGAGTCGTCCTTTTTTCGTGTAAACTTTTTCATCATTCTCTAATAGTACGTCAATCAGGTTGCCGTAGCCCAAGTCTTTGAGCCGTTTTCTTAATTTTTGAATTACTTCTTGCCGTTCTAGAGTATCTTCCATATTAATATTGTAATTTGTTTCAGATTGAATTTCAAGTTAAATAACTAAAAATCTTCATTTTGAAACATAATTTTTTCTTTTCCGTTATAGATGATCGTGCGATTGAGTTTTAGTTGCTGGAAATCGTGGTACTTCTTCTTCAATTCGTTGTAGTTCCGAGCACTACGATATAGTTGGCGAAAATGATTTAGAATACAGGTTGTCATGTAATTGAAAGCTCTACCTTTTTTTGAAACAAAGCGATCTACTTTTTCAAAGCAGATTACTACGCCCTCTTGAAGAGCATCATCGCTATCAATCAGGTGAAATTTGGCGTAACGAACGAGATTATCCGACAAAATATAGAATGCTGTGGCTAGTTTTTTCTTAGATTCTTCATACTCATTTGTGGCTGCTGTGTGAGCTGCTTGATTTTCTAACAGCAAAGACTCGTTCCATTCAGTGTTTACATTTCGCTTAGTTTTTCTTTGAATCGCATCCTGCATATCTTCGACCAATAATGTGAAACGATCTATTTCTCTCTTGGACCTTTGAAAGTCCGATATAATCTTCTCGAAATCTTTATTATTGAGATATTCCGATGCCATAGACCTCCATTGGGAAAAATTATCTATTATATATCATGGACAAAATACTTCTAAAAATAATAGAGAACCCTGACGCCAAAAACTCTTATTTAAAACTGATAAATTACTACAAAGAGCATAAACAATATGATTTGGCTCAAGCTATTGAATACTTAATCCAGAAAAAATTTCATGATCACAACTATCCTGCTCACGAAGAACAATCAAGAGACCTTAGCCAAAACTCTGGAATCCCTCCTTCCGCTCAAGAGTGAGATCCTTATAGGTGACCGTGGGTCCACTGATCAAACCTGTCAAATCGCTGCTTATTACCGAGCTAAGACCATACAAATGAATTACCCTAGTATGTCTCAAGCCAAGAACATACTCATAGACCAAATAAAAACTGAGTGGGTGTTTAGTTTAGAACCGTGGGAAATTCTTGTGAATGGACTGCCATCACATACAAACCCCAAAGCATATTCTTTTCAGATAGTTAATAATCATGTGATCACTAAGGAAACTAGATTCTGGCATCGCAAACTTGGACTCGGTTATGAAAACCCAGTGTATGAATCTTTATTGAGTGATAATGCGACATTTATAGATAAGACTTTGATATTCTCTACGCCTCATCAGGAAGACGTGGAAGAGAAGCTGCGGTTATTGGCTGATTGGGTTCAAGAGTGTCCTACGCTCGCTGTACCCCATTACTACAGGGCATTTATCCACTTAGAACGTAAAGAATACAAGGAGTTCTTTAGCGAAGCTAATCAGTTTCTTTTTCAAGATAGTTTTGGTACGCCTGCTGCGATGCTTCGTTATTATTTAGCTATGACGTCGCTATACATTTACAAAGATGCTGATCGGGCAAAGCAAGCCTTGTTGCCTTGTTTAATGGCTAACCCGCTCATGGCTGAGTTTTGGTGTTTGCTAGGAGACATTCATTATCAGCAGCACTTGTATGCAAAGGCAGCTTCATTCTATGAAAATGCTATGCTCTTAGGCAATCGTAGGCTCAAATCAGATATTTGGCCGATGGACTTGACTAAGTATAAGAAATACCCATCTAAGATGATGGATAATTGTCAAAGGATGCTAACTGGCATGAAGCTGCTAAAATCAGTATCAATAGATTAGGTCTAATTCGTTTACGACTAATGTTACCTGTTCTTCGTAGCGAGCTACAGCAATTTGTTTGCGACCGGGATCTAGTTTTTTCATCTTATCTTCTAATTCATCAATATGACAGTTAATGACGCTCCAGTTATTTTTCATAAGTTTTTGGGCTTCTTCTGTGGGGTCAGCTATTTCTCTGCCTACGAAGTATTGCCGTAACATGTCTGGGCATTCGCTTAAGATTCGCCTTATTAAAGGTACACTGCAACTGGGGCAACCGGGATTGGCTAAGAATTTTGTGACTTCTTCTTTGAGTGAAGGAGGCAGGGATTCTCGGAAGCGTCCGTCAGTTAGAAGTGCCTTTTTTATTTCCATTAAGCTGACTTTGCTCACGTCTCTTTTTCTCCTCTTCGTTAAATTTGTCCTCATCTATTATCCGCCGTTTCATGCGATTTTCTTGCTCCAACTGTTCATCTAATTTAGCTTGGGGATCATCAATAATCCGAGAGCTGACTACTCGTCCACATTGTTCGCAGCGAAACTTTTTGGGGCGTTTTTGGAACTTGGCTGCGATTGGCTTGCCTTCTTCAATTTTTGGCAATGCAGTCATTAGTGGCGTGGTTGGAATCTCATACATCTGATTTACGTCACTGCCATCAGTAATCTTCCGCCAATGGCATATCTCGCAATATAATTGATAAAGTTTAGTTGCCATTCTCCTGGTCTCCTTGGCTTGTCTCCTGGTTTGCTTGGATCGGTCTAGTTGGCAAAACGATTACTGAGTTAGCTTCTAAGTATTGGATGAAATGGGCTGCGGTTAAGGCAAGAAAACTGGTTGCACACCCACACATGAAGATTACAAGAATATTAATGCTAACCAAAATTGCTCCAGCTAGGAGTCCACACCAGAATCCAGCACATTGATAACAACTAAGGATCTTGGTGATTTTACCCCAGAACCATTGAGTTTTACCCGTGGTGTTTTGAGCACGGGTCATGATCCAGTCTCTGAGAGGTTGCATGATGACGCTGTCGACCATGATGTGAGTGAATCCTATAGCGGCAACAGAAAATAATAGAAAATCGCTTAGTGTCATCAAAAATTACCTCCAATATGATAAATAAAGATGGTTCTCATCTCTGTGGATGCTGATGTTTGGGAATTCTTGTATCAGGTTCAAACCCACCTCCGCGTTGTCCAACGCAACCTGTTGGTTCCTGACTATATGATAGTCACTTCTCTCGACAGTTATTGTATCATTGAAATATTTTTCTAGTATTTCTATATGGCTTTCTTTCAAATCATTGAGGAAATCCATCACGGCTTTTTTACCTATCGGTCCAAGCCCGGCCCGAAGGGAGAAATTCCAAACATTGAATAGATTAGAAAAATCAAGCAAACTTGCCTGGATTTTTCTATCATAGAACACCAACTCTTCTACATTCGTTAGATTTAAGTTAATCATACTCTATTAAAAGAAACAAAGGAGAAATTATGGACGAAAAAACGTTTCGACCCGAACGGAGACCAATCCAACCTTCGGAAGTCCAAGCTAAGTTCGCTGAAGTGTCTGAGATCCGACAAGCTGCTAGTATAGAGAATGCCCCTCAAGTCCCGCAAAACCCTCTTGGTCTACCGGACGGTGTGGTCAAGGGAAATATTCCTCAAGAACTATTGGATAAAAGATTGGCTCAGGTTCAGCAAAATGATTATCAAGACACTCCTCCACAACAGACACCTAATCGAATACCTTCGTCCAGTGAGCGTAATGCTCGCTCGATGGGAGCTAAGATAGACTCAAGATTATCTGATGTATTGGCGAAGATTCAGCCGATGACAGCCCATTATGACGAGATCGTATTGCCATCCAATGGGATATTCTATGATGGTACGGATGGTCCTAAAGATGGTAAACTAAATATCCGTCCTATGACTGGCCGTGAGGAAGAAATTTTAGCCACTCAACGATATGTTAAACGAGGCGAAGCCATCGACCGTATTTTCCGAGCTTGTATTCGTGAGACCTATAATACAGCACGTTTTCTTGTTGCAGATCGCACATTCTTGTTAATCTATCTGCGAGGCATCTCCTACACCCCGCAGTATGATGTAGAACTACGTTGTCCAGAATGTGATACTAGGTTCTCTGAGACATTTGATCTGGACACGTTATTTGTTGAATATTGTTCTTCGGATTTTGGTCCAGAATCTCTAAAAGGGATAGCTCCAGTCACGAAACTACCATTTATTTATCGACTCCCCAGGGGTGATGACGATAAGGCGATTCAAGAATATCAACAACGCCGCAAGCAATTTGATACAAGCAGTCAAGCAGATGATACTCTTCTTTACAGGACAGCGTGCTTGCTTGAAGAGATTGACGTTCTAACAGATACGCCGAGTATATTCGAAGTTCTGAAGAATTTGCCCGTTGGTGATGTGGCCTACATCCGCAACCAAGTCAATGATCCACCCTTCGGACTCAAGACGAACGTAGAAGTTCGTTGTAACAACTGTGCTTCGGAATTTGATGTGGATATTCCGCTCGAAGCAAATTTTTTCTTCCCCAAGATGAAGCGGAAGGAGACCCCTCAGTAGCTCTTTGGGAGACACTGATGGAAGAGAAATTTTTCTTTTGGTACCACTTTCGCACAACACCAGAAATTTCAATGACCATCCCAGTATTCGAGAGAAAGTGGTATATTAACCGCTTCATCCAACAAAAAGATAGAGAAAACGAAATGATTAAGAAGGCCCATAGATAAGATCATGAACGAACGATTTCAAAATCCAGCACTTGGGGACGACATTCGGCTACGATTGTTCACCTACAACTCCAACAACCGAGCCGACATTAACGAAATATTAAGCGTTGATATTTATTTCCTTGACCCACAAGAGGTCTCGGATACTAACCCTGATGGAAGGCGATTAGTCACTAGCATCTACCCGCCCGATATTCAACGCGAAGAAGTGGGCCAATACTCTGTTACTTTCAACCTAGAGAGCCCGATCTATACCATTGGAAATTACATCGACGTATGGTCGCTCCAGTTAGAAACTGATGGGGACACGCTAGCCGTAACCAACGGATTCGTTGTTTACCCATCCCTCTGGTATACCGACGTAAAGCCTATTGTTTATGACTTTAGCTTTAACGTCCGACCCAACAAACTCCGCAGAGGCTCTAAACGATTCCTCATCATTGGAATCTACCCCAACGTACCAAAGGCAACCGACCTTGTACGTTACTACGAAAACCTTCTCACGATTTCTCCACTCAAAATCTACATTGATATGGAGTGTGTAGAAGGGATGCCATGCGAACAAGACCTCCGCTTAGTCGTAGATGGGGCTGCCGTAGAACTGCGTGAAAAATGCGTAGGGTACTATCTACTAGACACCGCCGAGCTTCTTTGCGGTATCTATAATGTGTGGTTTGAAATGGCGTTCGGGGAATCCATTTATATTTCGGATAAGCAGCAAATTCAGATTTTTTGATTTCCCGGCAGGAGAAGGATGGTTCGGAAAACCAAAACCACCAAAAAGAAATCCAAGAAAAAGAAAAGTCGCACACGCAAAACGCTTGTGCGACTTCTTGATTCTGCTGTTAGCCGATTCATACGACAACGCGACGGCAAATGCGTACTCTGTGGCTCCACTGAAAAACTAACTAACGGACATGTCTTTAGCCGAGCCCATTACTCAACCCGCTGGGACACACGACCCGATGGCGATTGCCACTGCCAATGCATGGGATGCAACCTCGTCCACGAACACGACCCCTTCCTCTATTACCGCTGGTATGCAGAACAATTCGGCTGGGACCGCTTAAACACACTACACGACGAATGGAAGCCCGCTAGCAGCCTCTCCATCCAAGACCTAGAACAGCGACTCAAAGAAGTAGAAGAATTGTTCTCTAACCTTCCGCAATGTTGAGCGTACCCTTCAGATCCAGTTCAAATTGTTC